ATGTCAATACCCCCTGTCACTCCGTGGGTGTGGTCAGCCCTGGCGGCAAATGCGCTTGTACCAACAATTGATACGGACGCAATATTTGGCGGGGCCGTAGTTGCAAGCGTAACTCCGCTTGCAGCAGTGGTTGACGACAGCGCAGTCACACGGCCTTTGGCATCGATGCTTAAAATCGGAATTACTGTACTCGATCCAACAATTGACTGGGCCGTAGTAATTGCAGCCAGAGTTGGATTTGGATAGTTTCCAGTCAAATCACCGCCGGCAGCAGCTGTAGCTCCGAGCGCACCAACCTGAGCAGCAGTAGGGTAAATATGTTGGTGATCTGCTCTAGCAGCAGTTGCGCCAATTCCAACAGCAGCAACAGCCGCAAGGGCAGCAGGTTCGGATGTGGAAAGCGCAACTCCACCGGCAGCAGCTGCTGTGGTAAGAGCAGTGATTTGACCTTTAGCGTTAACCGTAATGACAGGAATCTGAGTCGAGCTTCCAATCGCGCTTTGAGCGGTTGTTACGTCGCTAATTGCAATTGTGCCGGCGCCTGTAATTGTGCCGCCAGACAATCCACTTCCAGCAGTCACGCTTGTTACAGTTCCACCAGCAGTTCCACTAATTGGAGTGCTAGAAAGTGATGTAATGCGGCCTTTTTCATCAATGCTCAGCACAGGCACAGAAGTGCTACTTCCAATATTGCTTTGCGCTGTCGTGATTGCTGCCAGCGCAGCAGATGCTGACCCAGGGCCACTAGCAATAACGTCTCCGGTAAGAGAACTGATTGAAGATGTTGCAAAAGCTCCAGCAACAGAAGAAAGTCCAGTGACCCTGCCTTTGGCGTCAATGCTCAACACAGGAATCTGAGTTGAACTTCCAATGTTGCTTTGTGCTGTCGTAATTGCAGCAAACGTTGGGTTTGGATAGCTTCCCGTCAGATCTCCTCCGGCAGTTGCTGTAGCTCCTAATGCGCCAACTTGTGCCGCTGTTGGAAACACATGCTGGTGATCTGAACGAGACGCAAACGTAGATGTTCCAACTGCCGCAACAGAAGCCAAAGCTGCCGGCGCCGTCGAAGAAAGTCCCGCAATCTGCGTAGTCGTAAGAGCAGGGCAAGCGGCAGTTGTTAGGTTTGTAACGCGGCCTTTGGCGTCAACCGTAAGAACGGGAATAACTAATCCGCTGCCGATTCCAGTTTGCGCAGTAGTAATTGCAGCTAAATTTGGGTTTGGATAGCTTCCTGTCAAGTCTCCGCCAGCCGTAGCAGTAGCCCCAAGAGCACCTACCTGGGCAGCAGTGGGATAAACGTGCTGATGGTCAGCCCTGGCGGCAGAGGTAGACGTTCCAACGGCAGCTGTAACGGCAAGCGCAGAAGGTGCGACAGAAGAAAGGCCGGCAATCTGGTTGGTTGTAAGTGCAGGATTCTGCGTTGTGGTTAACGCAGTTACCCTACCTTTGGCGTCAACCGTAAGTACTGGGATAGCCAGTCCAGTTCCAACAGCAACCTGCGCAGTTGTCACAGATGCTAGCGTCGGATTAGGATAGGTCCCCGTAAGGTCGCCCCCTGCAACGCCGGCAGGATTGCGAAGGATAAGGCCGGTGACCTTTTTGGTAGCACCAGCTTGAACGATTGGAATGATTTCCGTTCCGTCTAAACTGGTTGCCGCTGGAAGTGCAGAGATTTTGTCGCCCATATTAACCTGTTATCAAATTGATGCCGCTTTCGTTGGTAAGTGTAAATCCAGCTTCAGTTAAAATTAAAGCATTTGCAGAAGGGGTTGATACTGCCACTTTTGTAAATGAAAAAGTGTTTGATCCAGACTTGGAGTCAATATAGGTAAGTTTATTAAAAAATGGCAGGCTGGTATTAACATTACGCCTTCTTGCAAATTTTGAAATCATATTAATAGGTGTAAACCATGTTCATCCGCTGAATCTGTCCTTGCTGACGAATAAGCACATCAATCTGCTGCTGAACTGCAAACTCAGCCATCCCCTCAAGCGAATCTGCTTCTGCTCCACGGCCTTCTGAGCGCATAAAATCGGCAGAAACTGAGTTTACCAAATAGCCCTTAAATCGGAATGGTATTTCGCTCATTCTCCAGTATGAACTTGGATTAACAGGAGCAGTTCCAGCCGTTGTGCTATTAAAAGCATTCCAAAAATTACCAGCTACGGCCAAGTTCTTGTTTGGAGGACTGTACGCTGAACTGGCTTGACTTGGATCGTAATAAACCTGTGATCCAACAGAGTAATTAAGCGCAGCTTCGTACCTTGTGCCAAACAAAAACGGAGCTATCGCTCGAAGCAGCACAAATTTGGGATCAAAGTTTGCAAACCTAAGCACAAACAGATCTTGACTTAGTATCTGTGTAGACACATCCAAGTCCGGCATGTTTTCAACCGTAAACGATTCATTGCGGTTGCGTGTTCCCCTGCGTGGATCTGCCGTCCAGCAACCGATAGCTTGTCCAGACACTACCGCAATTGGCTGCCTGTTGTTTGTGAACTCGAGCGTTGAGTTGCTAATGCTTGTCCATTGTGGCGTGCTCCACGGGAGCTGAATGGTCACGCTAGTAATGTACGGATCTGTGGTTGAATCGGCAACCGTGTAGTCAAACGTGTACTGATTAGCAGCAGATGAAACCAACTCGTTGTCTTCATTTAAAATGAAAAACGGGTTAATTATGTTTACGTTCGACTCTCCGATTGTCCCTTTTTGCCAAGCTTGCCCAGAAAAGTCTCTGAGATAGATTCGCGGATAGTTTACATCAAGCGTGATAACTACTGGAATTGTGTTCTCAGCGTTTTGAGTAAACAGAGTGTCGCTATCTTCTTGCAAAAGCTCATTTCCAGACTCTGTTAAAATTGGAATAGGAGCCGCAACAACATTAGTAATGCGTGTTCCAGGCCACAGTTGAGTAACCTGCTGAATATCAGGCCAGTCTTCTCTGTCCCAAATCATGCTTAGCCGGCGATTAGTAAAGTCGCGAACGGCTGCAAAGCTTTTGTCATTTAACGTATTCCGGTCCAAGCCAATCAATTGACAGGCTTCTGCTAGAATTGCGCTAAATGGTACTGTCTTCATTTACTTGGAGGTGTCCACCCTACACTGATTTCCTTAACGCCGCCACTATTCACTTTGCACTCTGGATTGTCACGAAGAAACTCAACCATAAATGCCTTATCATTCCAACATGCATACCCAAGTTTTTGTCCCCAAAAATGATAAGCTGTTCCTGGAATAGTAGCAATTTTCTGCCCTAATCCTTCAACTGATTTGTGCCGCGCTTGATTGAAACGCGCAATTTGTTTTAGTTCTACAGCAGCCTCAATTTTGTTCCGCTCCCATCCGGTGCGAAGCTCCTTCTCAAGCTGTCCAACAAGGTTTTCGGGAATGCTGATCATACGCGAGCCATGAAAGTTGCTCCAGGTCCAGGAACTGTGGGAAGCTTGCCATTGGCATCATAAATGCCGCTGTAAGGCGTGATCTTGTCGTCTGGCAGTGCCGATCCATCCGTGCCTTCAGGGCCATTGGTGACCTTGCTAGCGGCTAGCACAATCAAGTTAGCCGGCGCTACAACGCCAGTGTAGCGTTGAATCAGTTCTGGAATTACAGGAATTGGAAGTACAGTCATAAAAAGTAACTGCTAACGGCAGTCAGTCGGAATCTAGTTAGTTAAAGACTCAATGTTCTTTGTCTGGATGAAATGGTAGCGGGGGCGTGAATTGAACACGCGACCTTCTGGTTATGAGCCAGACGAGCTGCCACTGCTCTACCCCGCGATTGATGTCTGTCTTTCCAGACTGTCACTTATTGCCACGGCATATCTATTTTCTTTCAAATAGCTTTCCCATGTCTACCCGCTTACACCTTTCGGATGGTGCACGCAATAAGATGTTCCGTCTCTCCGGCTGTCACGCCGTTAAGATGGGCGTTCACCACAACTCACATGTCAGTTGCCGACAAAGCTGTCTCTCCACGCTGTCACACCACTAAGCAGGTGTCGCTGATCAAGACTAAACAGCGTTGTAGTCAAACTTGCCAAGACCCAGCGGGTTCCCGACAACCAAACCAGCAACTGCTTCAACAAGACGGCCAGGGCCACCACCATTGTCCTGCAACGGAGTAACCTGAGCCACGTTTCCGCCATAACGGACTTCGAGCAGGTTCATGTCAAGCACAAGCCCCTTAAACGCCGTGGGCGTGTAGGTCGTGCCAGACACGGTCCCGATAAACGTGGTAGGATGCAGGCGAACCGTGCCAAAGTCACCTTGGAACACATCCAGCGACTGAATGTAGGTGTCAGCAGCAGCATCGCGCTGGAAAGTCTGCACCTTCGTTGCGCCAGCGCCAGTTACACCAACAGTCGAAGTCGTTGTCAGGCTCGTTGTCCCAAGCAGGCCAGTAAAGGCGCGTTTAAGATCAGTTCCAACGATACAATCAAAACTGGTGTAATGACCAGTCTGATCAAAGATGGATTTGAGCAAGCCCTGCACAACAGCGTCCGTCAAAGACGTTCCAAGCGCAGTTCCCGTCCCAACGATAGAAGTCGTAGGAGTACGGAAGATGGAAGGAATATCCCCGGGAGTAGGCGTGCCAGTACCAGCATTGCTGATCCAAGTCTGCGCGCCGGCTGTGCGGTAAGCCGTTGTCTGGTCGCCAGTATCAAGCTGGGAAACCTGATTAGAAGTCATGGTGACTTCCATGTCGCGCTTGATGCCGGTGATTGCTTTGGCGACGTTGTCAGCCAGCTCGTCACGCACGCCAGCAACATCAGCGATGTCCTGGGTGAGTTTGGAAACACGGACTGCGCGACGATAGATCTGAGCGTAGTTAGCCAACTCAGAACGATAGCCAACAACATAGTTGCTAACGCCGGTTGTAAGGTTTACGTCCAAACCGTCCGGTACGCCGCCAACTTGAGGAGCAGGCAAGCTGTCGGACTGCCAACGGAAGTACATATTGCCAGGTTTGGAGCCTTTTTTTGCCATCGACGTGAAGGGCGTGTCCTTGGCGTCAACCAAGGCAATCATGTCCATCAAGTCTTCGCGTTTACCGCGACCGGAGAGGTTTGGTTCAGTTAGAGAAGCCATAATTTAAGAGAGTTACTGCGTTTTTACTGCGTGAACTAAACAAAGTTCATTGCTTTTACTAGGTCAGTTAAACCATCGCGACTGCCACCAGTTTTTGCAAACTGGCGTTTAGCACTTGATTGATCTCCATTGGATGCGCGAGCAAGCGGAGCTTTACCTGAGCCTGGTTGTGCCGGCGCTCTGCGAATCGGCTGCTGTTGGGTTCTTCCCTTCGCTTTAGATTCAGCATAAGATTTTGCGCCAAGTACCATCAAGCCAGCTAAATGCTTCCAATCTGCTCTGCGCTTTTTAAGCTCTGGGAAATCACGGATGATCTGTTGAGCTACTTGAAACTCTTCAGTCTCCTGTTTTCCCCACCAAGGAAAGTCTGCTACCACCTGAGAATCTGCTTGTGCCTGTTGTTGCAGGTAATTAAGCCTCGCAGGAATTTCAACAGCAGAACGCTTCATTGCTGTGCGCTTCATTGCTCGAACGTCCCTGTCTGAGAGTTCGTGTTCCGTTCCATTAGGTAACGTAATCACTCCTCCATCTAGGTTGTCTTCACACCACAACAAGACTTCAATTGCTTTGTCGTATTCACTTTTTACCTGTTCAAAGGTATTAAGTGAGTCTGCAAAATCACTTGGGTCTTGATGCTTTACTGGAACGGAAGACTTTGCAGCCTGAAGTTCATTGTGAAGCTCGTTCAAACGCGCTTTATGCGCTTCCAATTCGGCCTGGGCCGCCTTTTTTGCAGCAACTAATTTGTTGATGCGCTTTTGGACGCCCCTGGTCAAAGTGCCAGTTTCGTGATGTTCGGAATCGTCGTCAGCCTGTTGATCGTCCTCGCCAGAGGAATCCGCCGCTTCTTGCGATACCTGCTCCTGTGTGGTCGGAGCTACCTCCTCCTCGTCAAGGAAGCTGGATTTTAAGAGATGACTAAGATCCCTTTCATCCATTAAACCGAGTTTCTGAGCAACGGTATTTGATTCTGCCTCCTGATTACCGGAATCAGGCTGTACTTCGTTTTCGTTCATGCAGTTAAGGTTGCAAGTTCCTTATTAATACAATCCAGTAACGCTGGAAGGCCCGTTGTTAGCGTTATGCCAAATCTTTTTCGTCAGTCAAGCAATTTAATCTTAATGCCTCTTGTCTTAGTGTTAAAAGTGTTGAATATATTAAATTAACTCCGTCAGCTTGACCGCAAGCGTGAATCCGGTCTTCGCCTTTGTTGTTGTTTCCAACGGCTGACATCCAAAGCTGTTCCTGCATCTGTTGAATGGTTTCAATTACTTGATCCCAGATGTGGTTTTTCCCGGCAAAGCCGTAAGCTGCGCGTTCTTTTTGTGTCATTGTCCAGGTTGTTGCTGCATTGGAGTTACTCCAAGTCTGCCAATTTGAGCGTTCTGCTGCTGCGTAATGCTCATCTGCAAGTTCTTTACATAGTTCTGGAACAGAGCCTGAAAGTTCTGATCTCCCTGAAGCGCCTGCTGCGCTTTCTGATTACTCTGAATAACCTGCTGAGCAAACTGTAGCTTTGTCTGTGCGGCCGGATCTTTCTCCTGATACAACGCTTCGTTGCCAAGCAGCATCATGCCAATGTCAGTCTGCACGTCCTTAAACATCTTTTGCGATGCTTGAGCTTGATCAAGAATAAGTTCGCTAGCCATCTCAGGAGCAATTGCTTGAATAAGCATCTCCGTAATCCGGTTTGCGTTAAGCACACCACCAGTGTCCATCTGCTTAATCTTGGTCAAAAAATCCACCTTTTGCGCGATGTATTCCTTGTCCATGTTCATCACGTCAAATCGGACATTGATGTCAAATTCGTTGTGGATTTCAGACAGATTAGTAGGTAGTTGCCCTCCGGTAATTCGTTGAATTTCCTGTGGGTCCATGTACTGGCAGCACAAAGAGAACATCTGCCGAAACACAGAGCGCCAAGACAGCAACCATGAGTTTACTAGTGCCTGCTGAAGCATCTGCGTGACCATTGGAGGCACGTTGCCGTTGGTAGTGCCAAAGTATGCTGCGTGCTGTTGTTCAACGCGCTGGATTAAGTTAAACGCTACGGTAG